ATATGCGACCGTTCGCTATGTCTCCATCGACACCCCAACGCACATCAATGCCATACGGTAGGCGTTCCCATTCTCTCGCGATTTCGTTGCGTCCCTCTTCCGTTGCGAGTAGCACGGTGTTGCCCAACTGGCGAAAGAATGCGCCAGGATTGCGCCAGGCCTTGAACGAGTAACAATACGTGAGACATTCGCCAGCCCCTGGGCAAGTGATTTGGGGCAAGCAACTAAAGGCCATAAACGGCAGTTTCTGATTGCCCTTTACGAACACGCTAAACGGTCGTCTTGCGCCGTCGTATAACCACGCTGTGAACCTAGCGTGGTATTGGCAATATGATCGAGAATTTAGGCTGTGCACATCATTGCCGCATGGGCAAGCTTGTTGATCGTTTGCCAATGTTGCTAGGGCGTACGCTGTAAGTGATTGTTTCGTTGCCATTTTCCTGTTCCTTTTCCTTTTGTTTTTACCGCACCGTAACTAGATCAATTCGTGCTGTTGTTCGTGCCGTCGTTTGTCGCTTTTTTGTGATCCTTCCTCCTAATGATGTCCGCTGGAATCCGTTTGGACATTGTCGCTGATTGCGTGCATTGATGCAAGTCTAGCCTAATGGTGCGATGGAAGAGCCCTAAGCAATCGGCAAAAATAGCATGCTCGCTAGGCGTGGCTAGGAGTGGGGATCGGTACGAGTCAAGGCCTGTTCAAGCGCAAGAAAAAGCCCCTCGGCATCCCATCGCACGCTTTCACGCCTAGCAAGCGCCCATAGCGGGCCATACACGCACGCAATCGCGCTCACATGACTCGCAAGCCATCGCAGCAGGCCAGGCCCGCCCGCACGCACGCGCCAGGCCCACGCCAGGCCCCTCCCAACCCGCCAATAGCGAATTCCGATGAGCTATTGGGGGCAGATGCTCGTGGTTATGCTTGCGACTATTGCTCTTGATGACGTTGCTTATGGAGACGACTTTGATCTGGCTACGGGTTACGAGCGTCTGTGAACCAATGCCGTCATGGGCCGTTGATTTATGGCTACTGCGTTCGATCACAGAGCGGCAGCAACCAGTGCAATCAATGAGGTAGGGGTATGGCTTAGGGTTTGTGTAGGTGTGTCAAGGATACCCATGACAGGTTTTCTCGCCTAAAGGGCTCATTGACAGATGGCTGGCTGGTGTGCAGTATTTCGAGCTATAGGGACCGATTTAGCCGTATTACCCAGTAACAAAGGGTAATATTACGGTAATTACTTACCCCCCCATGGCTATATAAGCCAGGGGTAAGTAATACGAGTAAGAGGAGAGTATGGCTCCTAAGGACACCGAAGGGCTGAAGGCTGGAAGGAAGCTCCTGAACGAGGAGCGTAAGCTGGACGCGGCTGACCGTAAGCGCTTATTCCTCGCGGCGTACGAGGAACACGGGACGGTGGCGAAGGCCTGCGAGGTAGCGGGTATCGCCCGTTCGACGCAGCGTGTATGGATGATGACCCCCGACTTCGCCGATCTCTTCGAGCAGTCCAGACGTGCCTTTGCGGAGTATCTCGAGCAGATCGCCCTCAACAGGGTGAAAGACCCGCAGGGGAATCGGGGGAGTGACGTACTGCTGATCGGGCTGCTGAATGCGAACTGGCCGCAGAAGTACCGCCAGACATCTGCCCTGGATCAGGACTACGCCCGCGAGGTATTGAGTGAGATGAAGCGGGTGTTCAAGCAGGAGAAGGCGACTGAGCCGGTGAAGGAGACGGAGCTTTCGGTCCCGATGGAAGAGACGCTTGCCCAGATATTGGATAAACACAGACATGCCCCTGAAGAGGGGAACCCTGATATCACACTCAAAGAAATCAAAGAGAAGGAAGAAGAAGTAGGCAAGTGACCACATCTACCGTAGGGACAAAGCTACGTGATTACCTCTTTGACAAGGTGGGCTTCGCGCCTACGGACGAGCAACGAGTCATCCTCGAGTCACCCTTTCGGTTCAATCTTGTGGCTGGTGGCGAGCAGGCGGGTAAGTCTCTTATCGCATCGAAGTACCTCCTCGGACGTATCGCGGAGACCGAGGGGCATGGGCTGTACTGGCTCGTCGCGGCGGACTACGAGCGAACGAGAGCAGAGTTTGAGTATCTGATCGAGGACTTCTCCGCGCTCCGTATCCTTTCTTCTGCCTCCAAGCGGGTCGATCCTGGACATCTGATCTTGGGGGACGGCACCCGGATAGAGACGAAGTCCGCGAAAGACCCCCGTACGCTGGCGATGCGGGCCCCAGATGGGATATTGGGATGCGAGGCATCGCAGCTGGACCTGGAGACCTTCTTCAGATTGCGCGGGAGATGCGCCCCGAAGAGGGGATGGATGTTTCTCTCGGGTACGTTCGAGGGTTCACTGGGGTGGTATCCCCAGATGTTCACCGCATGGGCCTCCGGTGCCGATAAGGATGCACGGGCCTACTCGCTGCCGAGCTATACGAACGTCCATCTCTACCCCGGCGGTGCGAGCGATCCCGAGATCCAGAGGCTGAAAGAAGCCTCGAGCGACGATTTCTTCATGGAGCGGATAGAGGGCAAGCCCAGTCCCCCGAAGGGGCTGGTCTTCACCGAGTTCCGCCCAGACATGCATATCAGTGAGGTTGATTATGAGAAAGGTGAACCGGTTCATCTGTGGATGGACCCAGGTTATACAGGCGGCTATGCCGTGGAAGCGGTTCAGATCAGAGGAGAGCAACTCTGCGTCATCGACGAGATCTACGAACAGGGACTCGTCACCGACGACATCATCGACGTTGCCCGGTCCAGAGAGTGGTGGCCCGATGTCAAGTTCGGCGTCATCGACATCGCAGGCACCCAGCACCAAGCGATGGCAGCGCCCACGGAAGTCTGGCTCGCGCAAACCGGACTCTACCTCTCCTCCCAAAAGGTGAGGATCAATGAGGGGACGGAGCGGCTCAAGGGCTGGCTGAAGATCAACCCGAAGACCCACGCCCCCCGGATCGTATTCTCGCCGAAGTGCCATGGCATCCTGTCGGAATTCGGCTCTGCGCCGAACCCATTCGATGGACAGACCAAGGCATACCGCTGGAAGACCGACAGGGATGGGTCTATAGTCGGGGATGTACCCGAGGACAAGCACAACCACGGCATCAAGGCCGTTATCTATGGCTTGATAGACCGATTCGGCTATGGATACGTCCAAGATAAAGAACGTATACGCGTCAGAAGGTGGACATAGATGGCGAGGCGGAAACCGGAAGACATCATAGCTCTCGTTGACGCGCACTATGACGCGACCGAGCCCATGCGCCAGCGGATGCAGGATGACCACGCGCTCTACCGCCTGGAGCCGTACGACGCGGGAGAGGGCTACCAGTCCTACACCTCGAACGAACCGCAGACCTATGCGGAGAAGGTGATCGGCTGGATATCAGGGGCGGATATGACGGTACGTATCCCCCATGACGGTGCCGACCCCGAACTCAGGGAACGCAACGACATGAAGGAGCGGTTCCTGATAGGGGTGGAGCGGGCTGCGAACGAACGCCTCTGCAAAGCGATGCTACCGGAGATACGAGACCAGCTTGCTTGGTACGTCGCAGTGCGCGGCTGGTATGCAGGCAGGGCCTTGCTGGCGAAGAGACCGGACGGGTCGACCTACGTGGATATCACCCCGTGGGACCCACTTCACACCTATTGGGGAACGGGGCCGGATGGTCTGGACTGGATCTGCTACAAGGTCGCGAAGACGAAAGACCAGATCTTCTCCCAGTACAACGTCAAGATCGACTGGGATGCGCCCTACTCTGCCGACGGGATAGAGGTCTACGACTTCTACGACAAGGAGATGAACACGATCATCATCCACAACGGTTCCGATAGGAATTCGTTGGTGCGGGTGATCAAGAAACAACAGCGTCATGGAGCCGATCAGGTGCCCGCCTTCCTCGGCCCCATCGGGGCGAACCCCTATATCGTGAGCCTCGCCCAGTCTTCGATGAGAGACACGATAGCCGATGTGGGCGAGTCCGTGTTCCGGTCTACGAGGGATCTCTATCCAAAGCACAACCTGATGATGAGTACGCTGCTCGAACTGACCGCACGCTCGCGCAGGCAGGGTCTCATCGTCCGGTCTCGCGACGGGACGAAGTCCCTCGATGAAGACCCCTACCTGGAGGGCTCGGAGATAGCCCTTGCCCAGAACGAGAACGTCGAACCCCTCGGACTGCTCGAGATGGCGAAGGAGACGGGAGCGTTCATGACGCTTGTCTCTGGTGAGATGCAGCGCGGCTCCCTCCCCTACTCGGTCTACGGCGAGCTTCCCTTCCAACTCTCCGGGTTCGCGATCAACACCCTTAGACAGGGTGTAGAGACCGTTGTATCGAAGTACCTCAGGGGTGTCGAGAAGGCCTATCAGATGATATTCAATCTGATAGCAGACCAGTATTCGGCGGGATCGTTCGAGTCGATGGAGATATCGGGCATGGATAGGAACCGTGTCTACTTCACCGAAGAGATAACCCCCGAGATGATCAAGAGTACGGGCCAACCCGTGGTCAACCTCGTCGGCCAGCTACCGCAGGACGACATGACCCGCTACTCCATGGCCCAGATCGCCCGCGAAGGCCCCACCCCACTACTCTCCGACCGCGCTATCCGCGACCGCATCCTTACATTGCAGGACGCCGACCAGATGGACGATGCGATCAAGGAACAGATGGCCGAGCGCATGCTTCCCGAGGCGGCGCTATGGACTCTCTTACGCGCATCAGAGCGTCAGGGACGGTCAGACCTCGCGCAGTTCTACCTCGGTGAACTGATGAACCTCTTGATGCAGAAACGACAGCTTGCGGAACAACGATCAGCACCTCCAGCGCCACCACAACCTCCTATGGGGCCACCTATGCCTGGAGAAGGCCCGCCTATGCCCATGGGTCCGCCTCCCGGTGGCCCTCCAACCATGGCACCAGAGGTGATGCCGAACGCCATGATGGGCGTTCCTCCGCCGATGCCAGTACCACAAGCTGGGCCAAACGTGCCACCAGGCATGCCACGGCCAGGCGCTCAAGGAGGCCCATAGATGGTGATGCCTGGCCCGTTGGGACGCAATACCGATCACGTTCCCGATATGTTCGCGTCTGTCTACACAGGGGCACCGGAAGTTGTCTACCACGATATGTGGTACGACGATCTTACGTTTGACGACGCCTTGACCAACCATACCAATCAGATGCTGGGGTACGATGGTTCGGATGACCTCGACCCCTTTGAGATCGAGCAGGGAGACCCATTCGCGGTAGAGAAGGCCACCTACCAGAGAGGGATAGAGGTTAGAACCGGCGCTCCCATGACGGGAACGATGACACCATGGGGACCAAGCCTCAGCACGAACGAGGTCGACAGTCTCATCGGACTCTATCCCGGCATAGATTCTCTCAGTGGCGCAAACGTGTACGACTTCGATGGGTTCTACAACGATACGGATATGGCGCTGGAATCTGCCTCTGACTCGGTGGACGATCTGGTAGATACCGTCGATGCTATAGCCGTCAATAATGGCCTGCTCGATAACCTCGGCGACCTGTTCAATATGGCAGGCGATGTGGTAGGGGCACTCAATCCATTCTCAACCGAAACTGCTTATGCCTCACCTTCTTGGCAAGTTTATGACGATAACGGAGACGAGAATGGGGATGGCCTGTTCGACTGGAGTCCCAACCTCGGACCATTCAAGGCCTCCATCAGCGACTGGTTCGGCGATGTCGTTGATTTCACCAAAGACCAACTCTCGAACTTCGGCCTAGCTACCGTAGCAGGACTAACGGGCGGAAGTGAGCTTACCCAAGGGATACAAACTCAGATAAATGAGAACCGGCGTGTGGAGTTGCTCCTTGGGGATTGGGACGATAAGGAGAGTCTCGATGAGTTCATCATTGATTTCACCGACGGGCTTACCGATGCGCAGCCATGGATCTCACCGGAAGATGCCCAGCTATTCATCAATCGATTGAGGGATCAAGGCGTATCGAGCTTCACGCTGGGACAACTGGATAACGCGCTCGCAATGACTGAAGGCACCAATGTGACCGCCGCTACCGGTGGGCCGGGTAATCAGATAGTTGTTACTGGCGGCGACACTACCGGAGGCGGTATGACCGGGGGTGGTGGAACCGGAGGCGGTATAACTGGAGGCGGAGGCGGAGGTGGTGGCGGTATGACCGGGGGCGGTGAAGGTGGTGGAGACGGCTCTATTCGTGATTGGGGAGTAGACCCCATTACAGGATGGTCGCTCGACCCGGCATGGGAGGGCTCGAAAAGGACGCTGGATGGCGTTGACTACACAATGAAAGGCGGTCAGTGGGTAGCCGACAAAATGATTTCGACCGATCAAGACCAGATGGGTGGTTTTGAAGGCGGTCAGGCAGACCTATCAGATGTATTCATGGCTGAAGATACATCGCCTTACTCGGCTCAATTTGAAAACCAGTTCAACCAGATGCCAGGCTCAGAGCGACCCAATGCGCGTCAGTTCCTCCCGCACCTCAGTGCCGATGCCGAAGCTTTGTTCTACCTCACCCAGCCCCCGTCGGCGCATTTGTCTACTACAAGCCCTACCCCTTACGGAGCCGACCCAGATTATAGATGGGGTGAAGCTGGACTCGGGTTCGATCAAGAACTAGCGACCTACTACGACAAGTATGCACAGGGATTCCTTCAGGACGTATCTGTGCTGAATAGTGAAGATACCCGTCAGAGCCTACGAGACCTGCGAGACACGATGTCGCAACACGAAGGCAGGGCATTCAATACGGACAATGTTCAGCTTCAAGAGGACACCAGTGCTGATCTCGTATGGCAACGTGAGTTCCTCATGGACCCAACCGACAGTGCAGCCATGAGCCGTCTTGGTAACCTCGTTGGTGCCTACAGCGCGCCACAAGGGGCGAACCGATGGGCTACGATACGGATGCAGGACGTAATGACGCATAGTCTTGATGAGTGGGTACGTACTGGCGGATCGACTGAATCATGGATGAGAGCGATGGTGAAGTAAGGAGAGAATCATGGCAACGCTCGATGAGATTCTGGCTGCATATGGTGCTGGCCCCGGCACGATGAGAACCCCTGGACAGGAGTTCTATCAGTTCGCACAGGCCATGGCTCCAGGTCCGGCACGACAAGCTTTCTATAGTCAAGAAGCCCCACTGACAACGAGATTTCAGTTGGCGGAACCCACATATGGGGGCACCTTTGCCAACTGGCTCAGTGGCTATGGTGGCGGTGACGTAGGGGGCTTAGTACCGCAATTTACCTATCCCACATCTACCGCAACAAACCTTAGGGTTGATCCATTGACAGGGGAGCAACTCCGCACCAGGGCACAGGGCATTGCGGGAATAGCAGGACTGACAGGGCCGCAATTAGCGTCCTACTACGAGGGTGGTCCGGGAATGAACGCCGCAGCGCTTGATCTGAGTGACCCAGTATATGCAGCGATGGAAGGTCTTACTCCAAACCAGCTTAGTGCCTACCGGAAGTTGTATGGCACCGGAACGGACGTTGGTACGAATGTCCAAGACCTCGTCAAACTCTTGGCACTACAACGTCCAGCAGCCGCTGGTGGTGAGTATCAGCGCGGCGGTGCCGTGGGCGGAGCTATCAGCAGCCTGATCGATGAACTCTTCAGCGCATATGCAGGAGCGCAACCGGCAGCTAGTGCATCGAGCTTCCTTGACTGGTATCTCGAGAGGAGCAAGCCAGGGGTGGCGGGCACTGAAGAAACGGCAGCAGTTGCACCGGGACGATTGGCATTCGGGGGATAGGGAGAACGCGAGATGCCACCTAATGCATTCACCGATTTCCTAGCCAATAGCGACTGGGGTTCGATGTTATTAACTATGTCGGGACCAGCAACGCAGTACTACAGTTCGCCTGCTGGTCAAGCATTCGGTGCAGCGAGCCCGCGCCGTGGCCGTTATTTCCAACAAGCTTATGGTGATGTGTACAACCAGTACCTCGGAGAGATCGGTTCGGCCTACCGTTCGGGCCGAGCGCCAGCCACATTCCAAGAATTCCTTGAGACCGATCCATGGACGAAACGATACGGACAGTTACCTCAATTCGAGCGTGGTGTGACCAAGACGTATACCGATCCTAGGACAAGGTTCATCTTCTACTAATGCTTACCGAAGAGGAGAAGGAACGCAGGCGAAAGATGATGCCCGGAGGAACATCCGGTGTCTCCTTCCTCGATCAGCTAGGACCGCTTGCGCCTGTTGCACAAAAAGCACTCAGTGTCCTTGACTACCCTCGTCACGCGGTGACCGAAGATATCCAGCGTGTCGGCGAGATGCGTGAGGTCTATGGCGAACGAGGACTGGGAGGACTCGCATCTCACCTTACGAGAGAGATAGGCAGTGATGTACTCGACTTCACATCCGATATCAGTAAAGGTCTGATACCGGAAGGATGGGGAGAGCGTCTCGATCCCTCGGACGAGACACAGATGGGCCTCCTCTTTGAACAGAGCAAAGAAGTTTTCCGCTCCACTGAAGGACGTGATCCTTCTCTCGATGAGCAGTACATGATGAAGACCTCGATCCAAGATGCTGCTATGCCAAAACTTACTGAGCGGCATGAACTCTTAGGTCTGGACTTTTCCACCCGTGCGGCGCTTGAGCTTGCCGGAGAGATCCCTGCGGTAGCAACAGAGATAGCACTCACCGGAGGATCGGCAACGGTAGGGCGCAAAGCTCTCACTAGTGCTACAAGAGCAGCTGCGAAGATCGCGCAGAGCCAAGTAGGTAAAGGTGCTAAACGAGAAGCCGCTGGACGTGCTGCTGGCAAAGCGGTAATCGGCGGTGGGCACAGCGTCAATCAGACATTCCAAGTTCCCCGGTACGCCGATATCGCTGTCGGAGCCACGGTAGGCAGAGCTTTAGGGATCGTTGTAGCACCACCGATGAAGCTTACCGGCAAAGCAGCGGTCCTAGGTTTGAAAGGAACCATGCTTCCCGCGAAGGCAACTCTTGGCGGACTACGCATGTCGGTAAACTACTTCCGCCGCGATGCATTGAACCGTGGTGCATTGGGTTCGGAGGTGAACCGCAAAGCCACGGAAGCCGTCGAGAAAGCTTCTAGACAAGGCAAACTCGATGAAGGCACTCAGCTTCATTTCAGGCAGCGCGGAGCAGACCTATGGAGTAATGACGCCCTAGACAGCCCTGGTGCAGACGGCACGCCATGGTGGAGAAGGATCTACAGAGGTACACACCCGAAGGGCAGTGATCCTACTCCGCCAACGGGTGATGCTCTCTATGATTCCTTTAGGCCTGTTGATGGCAACCCAGATGCAAAGAGGCTGCTCACCAAAGATATCTCTACCATGCAATTCATCCGCGATAGCGTTCGTGAGATCGGTAAAGATCTTGGGGCAGTCTTGAGCAAACGCAGAGAAGCTATCTTTGGCCGCAGGATTCAGGTGGCTCCTGAGCTAGTGGAAGAAGAGAAAGCATGGGTCGGACTAGCTAGGCGCATAGGAAAGATCATCACGAGTGCGCAGGACCAATGGGTGAATCGTCAGGAAGCGATGGTCGCCAAAGCTAGATCACAGACCTATTACTACCTCGGCGCTCTCGAGAAGGCAGGCATGCTGCGTTGGAATGTTGGTGGCTATACAGGACGCATAGCCGCAGCACTTGATGATGAAGGAACAATTTCTCTCGCTAGTGGGAATAGCTTTACTGGACTCTTAGACGGTAGTGCCAAAGATGCCCAGAGACGCGGGAATCACAGCGTGGTGATGCCCGATATACCATCCGTCACCGTAGGCCCGAAGAACCAAGGCATATTGTTTGAAGAAGGTATAGGTGAATCTGGATACACCTTACGTGGGCATACACGGGTGATGGTAAGTCCTGTAACAGGAAAGCCTACCCATTACCTCGATGAGGCTGGCAACGCTGCTGGTCCCATGCATTCAGTCGAGCGTTACAGGGCTGACGGTAGCATCATGACGATCACAGATCCCGCGACTGATGTTGTAAGCAAGCAGATGGATTGGGTTGCCGATAATCTCGATCCAACGATAGGCGACATCATCGAGAACATTGGTCTCTATAAGAATCCACTCCGGTCTGTCAGGAACGTCATCCAGCGTATCGATGGACAAGGAAACCCCATAGAAGGCGATTGGATGAATGCCTACGAGGTATTCGAGGAAATGGCGAATATCGCCCGTGAACTCGAGAACGCTCTCGGTGCTGCTGGGTCTGGCCTGACTCGTGCGTTCACCGCACGATCAGTCTCCTCTGGAGGAAACTACTTCCCGAGGAATGTTCTTGGTTCAGATGGCGTCGCCGAAGGTAAATTGCCACACGCTAAACCTGTTCCAGAACTGGCGTTTGGTATGGAACAGACAGGACGTTTTCTTCCTTCTACTCACAGCAAGGAACGGCTGTTTGCCTCTCAAGCAGAAGGTCAGTGGAGTGGGCAGTGGTACATAGATCCCTCCATGGCAATGGACGACTACGCGACCTATGTTGCCAAGCACATCATGGCTATCAAGACGGGCCAATTCGTCTCTCGTGTAGCTGATGCATACGGCATTCCTAATGGCACAGCCGACGATCTGCTTAAAGATCACGCTGAATATCAAGAGATGCTGAAATATGGTCAGAAGCTCGAAGATGCAGTTACTAATGTTCTTAAGCGCCAGAAGGAGATAAATCCGAAAGGCACAGCAGCAAAGATAAAGAAAGCCCAAAACCTATTTGAGCAGATGCATAAGTGGCAGCAACTGCATACTATATTCGGCGCTCAAGATAAAGGGATGAATATCACAATCCTGGAACATCTTGGAAAGCTTCAGGAACAGGCCGATCTATGGTGGAAAGAAGTAGATGCAGCGAAAGGCACCTGGGCTGCTACGGTCAGAGAGAAACAGCAGCTAACAAGAGCGCTCAACCAGCATAAGAAAGCTGTTGCTGATGCGAAGAAAGCTGTAACCAAAGACTTCAAAAGCATTGCCGGTGTTGGTGATGATGTTATGGAAGGGTTGTATTTCCCTAAGATCTTCGGCGACACCATATTGAAGACGAACGTGGCCCGCGACAAGGCCAATGATTATTTCTTCTTGGCTACGATGAACGCATGGCTAAGGATGGTTGGGGCAACTGGTGACTTCAGTGCTTTCGGTATACAGGGATGGACAGGTGTCCTAAACGATTCTATCGAACGTGGAGGGGTGTTCCTAGATCAGCGCACCGGCGGGAATACCGTGAAGATCGATAGGCGAGGAGACGCCTTTACAGCGCTCCAAGCAAGCTGGGAAGCCTTTAGGACCCAAGGAGACCAGATCGTCGGTGAGTACTTCTGGCGACAAGAGCAGATGTCTCGCCAGATGGGTACGCTAACTCCGACAGATGCTGCCAATGCTGGCCTCGCGATACTGAAGAATGCACCAGACCTCAACTTCAGTGCAAGTAAGAGCCTTCGTAACATTCCTGGTATCAAGAACTTCGACAGAGCATTTACGCACTATGGCAACGTATTCCGATATGAACTCTTTGACACTCAGATGGCTCTCGAGATGTTGCGCAGGGGTAAGACCGCGCAGCAATTAGTTTCGGATGGCACTGCTACCGAGATAGCTACGGTTGCGAACTTTGCATCAGGTGTGGGGAAACGTGGGTTCCTAGCTGGAGCCGGGCAGATGCTGCTATTCGCTCCTCGTTTTCTCCATGCACGCATGAAGATGCTCAACCTTGCAGCAGAAGGGTTGCTACCGGGTTTCGAGAAGACGGCACAAAGAAGGGTTGCCGCTCAACATCTGAGCAGGGCATTCGGACAGGCTACTTACCTGACATTCATGATCAATGAGATGTTAGGGGAAGAGACCGACATCAATCCGGTCGCTAGGAACAAAGCTACAGGAGAGTGGTACTTCAATCCCAACTTCTTGCGCATCCATGCAGGACCGATAGATGTGAGCCTCCTGGGGCCATATGACAGCATGCTGCGCCTTATGTCTATCGTGCCTGTGATGGCTGCGAATAGAGGTAAGGGCCTCAAGAATCTCGGGGATCTCCGCAATGCTATCAGTGCGCCAGGCACATCAGTCGCGATAGATGCGATCAGAGGACAAGATGCTATCGGCCAAAAAAAGTTCCGTGATTTCCCAGATGAGATCTATCAATGGCCTGGATGGCTCGCAGATGACATGCTTGAACACCTAACGCCCTTCGCCTGGTCAGAACTACTCCATAGTCAACCGGGCCAGGAATCGATCAGCCGCAGAGCATTTGGCGGTGCGAAGCAACTAGCAAGCGAGCCATTGAAGGGCATCAGTACGATAGCCGCTGGAGTCGGTCAGACTGTTGGGCAAGTCCTTGGCGTCAAGAGTTCGTACGAGACGATCAGCGAATCGATGAACGAGGCGTACAACGATATCCTCGAGAACATGACCTATGACCAGAAGCTACAGGTCTTCGGTGTCGATACGAAAACAATGACCGAAGAAGAGATGGAACAGCTTTGGGCACAGGCAGGCGAGGCCTGGTGGAAACGTGCCGTCGATATCGGAGAGGATGCCAGTGTCAGCATCTCGTTCCGGGGAATGCTTGGTGACTCGATCCCTCAGTGGGAAGACTTGGCGAATGATCATAAGAAGAAGATCAAAGAGATGATCTCCACCGGGGCGTTCAAAGATGTGATGACTCCCGAGGAGATGGCCGACTTCGAGTCGAGGATCAACGAACGCAGGGGACGCAGCGCGAATGCCTACGACCAGTACAAGCTAGAGAGAGAGGGCATAGACAGGCGTCAGATAGATGCGATGCGAACGATTGAAAGTGCTTATAACAACCCTGACCCGGCATGGGGAAAAGGGTGGATTCGCGTTACTTATACTGATGAGGAGGGGAAAGAGACGACTGAGAAAGAGAATATAGCATCCGGCGATCTCAAGGCGTATTCAAAGTTTATGCGAGATGTAAGTAGCCGATTCGCTAGGGCTAGGCGCACCCTCACTGCACCGGGTGGTACGTTCTACAAAGTGGTCGAGGACTTGTTTGGTGACGATGAACTACCGAGAAACGTCAGTGACTGGGATGTAGATATCTACGATGCAGCCCAGTATTTCTACTTCGACACCTTCTATGAAGACACGAAAGACAAAGAAGGCAATACTCTGCCGTCGATAGTGAGCGGCCTCACCGGTATGGTTGATTGGGATCTGAAGGACAAGAAGACCGAACTCTGGTACGAGATGATGGAGCAACGATACCCATCGATAGACAGAGGACGGCTGAAGAGATACCTCTGGCGCGTAGAAGACTCGATGGTGAAGGACGCACCTCCACTCGCAGGGACACTATTCGAGATACAGCAGACCATCAGCAGAACAGCGATGGTCGATGGAGCAACCTTCTATCAACTCGACAAGATAGGGATCGACCTACTGACGAAATACAGCGGTCTCCCCCGAGAAAAGGTAGAGGACTTCTATATCCGATGGAATGGTGCAAGCAGTGATCAGAAGCCGCACATCGCAACAGAAGCGAGAAAGGCTGGCATCAGGAACATCGAGGATATCGCCAGTTTGCGGCAGAAATCTATGGATAGATACTTCAACATGGCCGATGACGCAGCACGAGGCTTGAGTGGACAGGAGTATCAACTAGAGAGAGATGGTCGAGCGTATCTTGAGGGCCTGATCGTTCTTCTAGACAAACGCTATGGCGTTGGTAAAAAACAACCCTACAGTAGGCATGCACGAGAGGTACTAGCGATACTTGAGCGGCATCGTATGGGCACTATACCGATACCAAGCATGACGGAGTTCGTGATGGTTGTCGCCGAAGGCACATCATTAGATAAATGGACTAAACTAAAACCAGGCTCAACAGTCGTACCAAAGACTAAGGTTACGCAAGGAACTATCCTAACGCCTTGACTTTTTTAAAAAATAAAGTTCAGACTAGAGCAGAAGGAGTAGGAAATGGTAATGACAACAGACTCGACTAACGAAGAACAGCCGGAACAAGCTGTTCTATCGACCGTGTTGGATCTGGGTGATGCTGATGCACCTGAAGATCAGGAGCAATCAGAAGAACTACAAGAGGCACCTCTCGTAGAAGCAGGGCCAACGGAAGTAGTGCCAGGAATCCCAGATGATACAGGGGCACCCGTCCTTGATGAAGACGGCACTCCGCCACTGGACGCTCCGCAGCAGATGTTCCCTGGCAATCAAGAGCAAGAACTCATGGAGTTGCAGCGCCACCGACAGGCGAATGCCCAAAAGGAATGGCAGCAGAACCTCATACGTGAAGCTCAGGCAGTGGAGCGCCGGGCACAGGAACAGGGTGCCGATCCACAGAGCGCTCGACTGGTAGCTCGGCAACACCTCGCTCATGCACAGAAACTTAGGCAGCAAGATGAGAAGGCTCTCGATCTCGTTGGCTTCGTAGAAGGCAGGAATAATGCTGCGATGCACTATGCGCAGAAGTACAACCTGCTGCCCAAACAAGCGCTTGCAGATATCCAGGCATTGACAAGGACTAGGACCCCTCAAGAGATGGATGTCGAAGCTAAACGTATCGCCCAATTCCGCTCTCAACGAGCGGAGATAGAGAGGCTGAAGCAAGGCCGTGTCGCACCGCAGACTTTCGACAATAGTCAGGGATCGGCGGAGGTCACGACCAATCAGGACCGCTTGCTAGACGCCTACATCAATGGCGACAGATCCGAAGCGGCAACAAATGCCGCACGACGTTTACACTACGGAGGTTAAAGGAGACTTCCCATGGCACAGACCGCAACGACTGGCAATCTTGAAAGCGCTCAGAGGATCATCCTTGCCGAATCAAGGTATACCGAAGAGCATAACGCTCCTGCATTGGCTCTGATCGAGCCGTTTAACCTTCCAAAGGGCTCCAAGCAGGTAACGGTGCCCAAGGTTGGGCAGATGAGCATGAGTGATCTGCAAGACGGTATCGACATCATCGATGAGGAAGACATCGGGATGACCACGGTAGATCTCACCGCATCCGAGGTGGGGGCCAAGGTTATCTTGACCGACAAGCTCGTCCGACAATCCGCAGGCAACGTGTTCTCGATGATCGGTAGGCAACTCGGAGACGGTATGGCCCGCAAGAAAGATGAAGATGTGCTGGGTCTCTACACCAACCTGAACGGCGGGACGAAACTTGGTGCCGCAACGAAGTTCATGAAGGCGTCCAACGTCCAAGCTGTGATCGCCTACGCGAAGGCAAACAAGTTTGGGAACCAACTCTACATCCTTCACCACCCAAACGCAGTTGCTTACCTTTCCAAGGAAGCTGCGACAGTGGCCTCCGCAGTGACCAACGGTATTCCTCATGGCTGGTCTGAAGATCTTCTTGGGAGCTTCTGGAGTGGTCTTCGCCCGATGAATGGCGTTGCTATCTTCGAGGATGGAAACATCACCGAGGACTCTGATGGAGACGGGATCGGTGTTATCGCTGACAAGACGGCAATGGCATCACTGACGAGCGTGGAGACGCGTACCGAGCGCCAGCGAGACGCATCCCTTCGGGCAACCGAATTGGTGATGACTGCGGACTATGGCGTGTTCGAGCTTGATGACAGCCGTGGAGCAGGCATCACATTCGATGTCGCTGCGCTTGCCACTAATAACTAGGATCTAGGAGTAGGTCTTGGCAGGAATAACGGAACGGAACAAGATGAAGAATGAGTTGGTAGGAATAGGCTACTCATTGAAATATATAGATGAGTGGCAGCCGAAGACCATCCTGTACAGACACAAGCCTTCTTATTTCGCAGAAGGAGGGATCGCAGATGAGGTGGGGACTTTCATCGAGAATGTCCCCGGTAATCCCGACTACGTGATGAGGAAGGCGAAGATCGGTCTATTCACCTGGCCTCCCAGTAATACTTGTGAATGCCGATGGTGTGTTTCAGCAGATCCATCAAGATCAATTGGTGGTGAAACAGTGGAGGTAATTAACGATCCACCTCCCGAGGAAGAACCGGAGCCCGTAGGAAAAGGGACGAGGCGAATGGGTCCTCACTTCAAAGCCAGCTAGGTGTAACGATTGCCGTGCCTAGCGATACATCCACAACGGCGGTCGCAGGACTTTGATCCTGTAGAAAGGAGACATCATGTCTTTTGGAGCGATTCAAAGCGGACGCTATGGTTTCGAGAAGCAGACTCACTCTGAGAAGAGGCAAGTCTACGGCGCAACCATGGCGCTACCTGACGGACGGATCTTCCGTTACGTCGAGAACGGTGGGAGTGCCATTGGAGAGGGCTTGGTCGTAGCGAGCGAAGCTCCGGCGGGCAACCACGACGACGACTTGGTGGTTGCAACGAGTTCTACCGTAGGTGGTTTCACTATCGGTATCACGCTTGGCGGTACGGCAGCAGCCAAGAATCTCTACGCAGAGGGTTACATCCGGCCAAACCTTGCCTCTACCACTCCGCACGAGATGTACAAGAT